AACTGTTATGTCTATCGTGAGATCCTCGAGTCGAATGAGACGATTGAGTGGTGGGCGACTACGACGTTCGAAGCGGAGGCTGCACATGACTGGGGTGGTCCTGACGAAGAAATCTTCCGGCGATTCATCGGACCAGAGGCGCGAATCAGATCCCAGACTGATGGTAAGTCCGTCTACGACATCCTCGGAGAGTTTGGGCTCTATCCTGAGTTCTCTGATCGCGATCCCGCCGCCCGGATTTCTCGGATCACCGAGTACCTACGACCCAAGGTTGGACACGTACATCCACTCGGGCTTATGGAGGATGAGTCTGCAGGAGCACCTCGCCTCTATATCTTCAACGATCCTGTCGCGGTGCCTAAGCTGCGAGACTACCTGCCGCAGTATCGCTGGAAGCCCCAGCGGACTAACTTTACTGAGGAGGATTCACCCGAGAAGCCTCGCAAGAAAGACGACCACGATATCGACTGCCTCGGACATATCCTCGTTGCACTGGATGAGCTTCCTGATCCTCCGATGGCGGATCGGGCTCGCTCTCCTGCTGACGCCGAGATACGAGAGATGGACGAACACTTCGACAGAGAGCTCGAGCTTGCCACCGAGCGGTCTATTGCTCGTGGCTACAGACCTGGCCGAATCCCGTCTTCGGTCGGGTGAGGAGGAGGTATGAGTAAGGAGACAACACTGCTACAGAAGGTGCAACCTCATGCGTTGCCACTGCTCAAGCAGAACCACACCAACAACCAGAGCTCTCGTCATGGGCATCGCGTTCGGCTCGTTGTTGTCCACAGATGGGGTGAACGGTACACGAGTGAAGTTCAGGAGGAGAAGATCTACGAGGGCGTTCAGAACTTCTTCAAGACGACGCAGGCACAAGCTTCGGCGCACATCGTCTATCCCGGCAGCGCACACCCAGGCGAGTGTGTGCAGATGGTGCCGTGGCATATGAAAGCGTGGACGGAGGCGTTCTACAACCCGGACAGTGTCGAGGTCGAATCGGCAGACGCGATCTGGCTCGGGGACGACCCAGCAGGCTTCCATCAGTTGGCGCACATCATTGCCTGGATGCTTCACCACTGGCAGTTGCCTGCTACGGAGCTGACGTCTGTTGGTGTCATCCACGGTAGCGGCTTCTGCCGGCACGGCGATCTAGGACAACTGGGTGGCGGACACACTAGCTGCCCGACAACCGATCAGCACCTGTGGAACTCGTTCGCTGCTCTCGTGAAAAGCGAATACCACAGAGGCGGATTCCGACCAACGTGGGGTATCTCATGAACCACAACATCCAGCTCGTAGAGCGAATGACTCTGCCGCCGGCCATGTGCATGAAGTGCGGCAAGGGCAACACCCCCGATGGGGAGACGGGCGAAGTCGGTCCGTTCCTCGACATGGGCCTCGAGTACAACTGGGGTGACTCGGGATATCTCTGCATGGACTGCGTCGCGCTGATGGCAGTCACAGCGAACTGGATCAGCCCCGACACGAAGAAAGACCTCGAGCGTCGGATCAAGAAGCTGGAGGCGAAGATCCACGACAAGGACGCAGAGATCGAGGTTCGGGCGCAGCGGGAGCGTGCTGCGATTCGGAGAGCTCGTGGCGCTGAGGCGGTAGCGTCGTGATTTGGGCGTCTCTGATCGTAACCGCTCTCATCGCATGTGTTGCCCTTGCGATCATGTTCCTGATGCTCCAGGGCATCTCTCAAACGCTTTCCAACGCGCTCTCAACGCTCGAACGGGTACATGCGAGTGATGGGAAACGTATCGACCAGGTCCTCGATCGACTCATGGCGATGGACTTCGAGTCGTTCAAGAACTACCAACTCGCGGAGGACAGCGACGTTGGCGGCATCGAGGACTTCGAAGAGCCGGTCGTACAGCTCACGGGGCCGGGCATCGGTCGTGAGGGGCTTGGTGGAGATGACCTTGCGGCTGCAGCGAACGAACGACGGATCTTGGCAGAGGACTTCCCACCGCTGGAGGAGGCTGAAGCGTGAGACTTGGCGAGTGCACAAACCAGGCTGACCTCCTCAGCGCTCTCGAAAGCGCTCGTAAGAGGCGAATCGAGCAACGTCGGGGCTGGGAGATCGTCTGGTGGAACAACTTGGCACTCGTAGCGGGCGATCACTACGCCTACTGGGATCCGGTCAGAGCGCTGTACGTGGACCGTGACCCGAATTTCGACCCCACCATCCTCTCAGGAGACAAGAAACCGCGGATGGTCATCAACCATGCGCTTACGGTGGCTCGTACGGAGCTCTCCAAGATGACCAAAAGCCGCCCGATCACGGAAATCATCGCCAATTCCACCGACGAGCGGGATATTGCCGCCGTGAAAGTCGGGCGGAACGCTCTGAACTACGCCGAGTGGAAGTTTCAGCTGCCTCGCTTGAGAAAGCAGGCACTGTGGTGGATGATTCAGTGCGGAATCGGCGCCATGTACGTCGGATGGGACTCGCTGGACGACCAGGCGGGTAACATCAGCTTCATGATTGACCCCGCAACGGGGGATCCAACGTTTTCACCGCCTCGTCAGCGAGAGTTGGAGCAGCTGGTCCAGGAAGGCACTCTCGACGATATCCAGAGGGTCACCCAGCCCATGGGTGAACTGGAATTCAAGGTGTTCTCGCCCTTCCAGCTGCTCCCTGACGAGACAGCCCTCGACTTCGACCAGTGCAAGGACCTCATTACCACAGAGGTGGCGGATGTGGACGTGCTCAGGGGCGAGTACGGACGCGCTGCTCGAGATATCGGGGTTGAGGAAGTGAACCTCGGGACGATCGAGCGCCGCATGATGCAGCGAGTAGGCTGGGCAGGCTGGCAGGGCCAGGACGTCGATAACGGCGCTAACGTCCACACTTGGTGGTTGACGCCTGGTGTGTATCGAGGCAACAACTTCCTGAAGAACGGCAAGTACGTGCGGTGGTGTCAGGACCGCATCTTGGACATGTCGTCAGGCTTCCCGTTCCAGGACTCGAGGCTCCCGTTCGTGTTCTTCCAGCACATCCCGCAGGCAACGTCGATCTGGCCGGACACCGTCATCAACCACATCCGGGGGCCAAACCTTGAGATTGACAAGACCGTCAGTCAACTCGTGGAAGCAAAAGACTACATGGCGAATCCCATGTGGCGCGTGGCTACACAGCAGAAGGTCAAGGGACAGATCAAAGCGAGAGCGGGGTCAATCCTGAGATATGTCCACGTACCTAACATTCCGCCACCCGAACCGATCCAGGGGCTTCAGCTTCCCCAGCAGGTCGAGAACCTCATCGCAGGTCTTCGCGAGCAGATCCTGGATATCTCTGGACAGTCCGAAGTCGCTCACGGCAATGTCCCTACTGGCGTACGCAGTGGCGTTGCTGTTGCTTACCTACAGGAAGAGGACGATACCAAGATCGCTCCGACGATTGAGAACTTGGAGTACGCTGTAGCGCTAGAGGGTAGTATGACCTTGGAGCGCTTCTCGCAGTTCTACTCTGTGGAGCGGATCATTCAGTTCAACGACCCCGATGGCAAGTTCGATGCCATGAAGTTCAAGGGGGCCAACCTGAAGAACAACACCCAGGTAGTCTGTCAGGTCGGTTCAGCGATGCCACGATCGAAGGCTGCGAGGCAGCAGTACACGCTCGAACTCGTGTCTCTGGGTATCCTCACTGACCCCGATCAGATCAAGGAGGAGCTCGACCTGGGTAGTGGTGCGCCATCAGTCCGCGATATGAACATCGCTCAAGCCAAGCGCGAGAATAACATCATGCTGCATGGCATGGCGATGGGTATGTTCAAGCTACCAGCGAATGCTACTAGCCCCGAGGTCGATCAGACCGTAGCGACGGCTGTCCCCGTCAAGGCTTGGCAGGACCACGCTCTGCACATACAGGAGCATACGATGGAGATGATGACGGTCGAATTCGATACCCTGTCTGTTGCCAAGCCCGGAATCGTCCGGCTTTTCGACGAACATGTAGCGATGCACCAGAAGATGCTTGCCGACCAACAGGCAGCTGCTGCTCAGGCGCAGGAGGCTGCGAAGGGCGCGCCTGAAAGCGCAGGCGGAATTCCTGCAGGCGATGGTGGACCGCCACCACCTGGTGTACCGGGCATGACTCGTCAGCAGACGAAGGTTCCTGACATTATCGGGGGCGGGCAGACTGAACTGACAGCTCGCCGTCAACCCCCACTACCACAGAGGTAATCGTGCCATACGCGAACATACCCAAACCACTGTGGGGCAAGATGGATGATTGCGTAGCTCAGGTGAAGAAGAAGG